ATAATGGCAGGATTTGAAATGGATTACTCAGAAATTCAAGATTTCAATGTAGAAAATGGAACTTATGAAGCGGTTATTGCTGGTGTAAAAGAAGATGCTACTAAAAATGGAGCACAATATGTCAACTTTGATTTAATTATCCGAAATGATATTGCAGATCAAAAATTCCAGAATGCACATATTTTCCACAAAGTTTGGGTAAGCAAAGAAACTGGAAAATATAATATGTCAATGTTGATGACTGTCGCTAAATATGCAGGTATTCCTGATCACACAACATTTAACAGTATTGATGAATATTTCAACGCTTTATATCATAAACCAGTTTTGGTCACAGTAAGAAATGAAAAATCAACATACAACGATAAAGAATATGAGAATTTGAATATTAAGCGTTGGGCATTGTCAAGCTTTCCTAACGTGCAGCATCAATTCAAAGCTGATGATAGCCAACAGCAATCTGCAGGAGATCAATTTGCTCAAAATGGTCAAGCCGTAGAAATCAGTGATGATGATCTTCCTTTCTAAATTGAGGCGGTTAAATGGAAAGACGACCTGCAAGAATAATAAAGAATGGCAATAAACTTAAGTTGGTAATGGACATAGACCAATTACCAAACTTAGACCATATAGAAACAGTTAGCGGTTCGACAGATAAGTTTTATGTTGATTATGAAATAGCTGATATCCGTAAAGCAAGACCAAAACAGAGGCGATTATTCTTCGCCTTGCTAAATGATATTTCAGAGTTTTATGTGGTACCACAAGAGTTTCTGAAATCTTTATTCTATGGACAATACGCACAATATACGGGTGGTAAAAAAATAAGCTTGAGTAACGAAACTTTATCAAGCGTCAGTGATGCAAATCAACTTTTAGATTTAGTAATTGATTTTATGTTTAGCTGGCATGTTCCTTTTAAAAGGGGGTATGAATTGTTGCCTAAGGAAGAAGAATATTATCTATACCAATGTTGTAGACATAGAGTTTGTACAATCTGTGGGAAACATGCAGATATTCATCATCTGGACACAATTGGAATGGGTGGAAATAGAAACAAGGCTGATCACACTAAAAGACATGTAATTGCATTATGTCGTGAACATCATCAAGAAATTGAAACAATTCATAACAAAACATTTTCTGAAAAATATCATGTTCCGCTCGAAGGGATAATGCTTGATGTAGAAACGTTAAAAAAGATAGGAGTGAGAGGAAAATATGAATAATAGGAGGTATACCAATTATGGCAGATAACAAGAAATACTATTATCTCAAACTAAAGGATAACTTCTTTGAAAGTGATGAATTAAAAATGTTGCAGTCTTACAGTCTTGGAAAAAATGAGGGATACGTTTATTCAGACATATTACTGAAAATGTATCTGAAAAGTCTAAAAAATGATGGTGCTTTGCTGTTCAAGGGAGTAATTCCATATAGTCCTGAAATGCTTGCAACAGTCACCAATCACGGAATAGGAGAAGTAAAAGACGCTCTTAGCAAGTTTGAAACCCTTGGACTTATAACCAAGATTGATAATGGTGCAATATTCATGAATGATATTCAACATTTCGTAGGTCAATCTAGTACGGAAGCAGACCGAATTCGGGCATATCGAAGCAAACTTGATAAAGTTAAAAAAATTGACAGTGTACAAATGTACGACAAACGTACACCAGAGATTAGAGATAAGAGTTTAGAGATTAGAGATAAGAGAATAGATAAGACATATAGTGCGGCAAAAACCGCCCCTAGTCCGGCTAAAGCCGAACCACATCTGCCTTTTGATGAAATTGTAACTTTTTTAAATGAAAAAGCTGGCACTAAGTATCGTTCTTCATCAGCTAAAACAAAAAAACTGATCCATGCAAGATTTGAAGATGGATTTAAGCTAGATGATTTTAAAACAGTGATTACTAAAAAAACAGATGAATGGCTAAATACTGATATGGCTAAGTATCTAAGACCTGAAACATTATTCGGAACCAAGTTTGAAAGCTATTTGAACCAAAAAAAAGGAGTTGATCCTAGTGACCCTTGGAACCAGCACTACGAATAGCCCTGAACCACTTGGCACTTATTTAGAAAAAATGAGGGCTGAACTGATCAAAAAGCGTGGGATCAAAGTTGACGAGTTGCCAACCAAAGAAGAGTTAGATAGGCAAACTAACATAAAAGCACAAAAATGGCTAGCTAAGCAAAAACAAGACTTTTACTCATCACAATCGCTCTGGCCGGTCGATGTTCCTGTTAGTTTTAAGTTTTCTGATTGGAATCCAAATCTGCAAAAAAACGCTAGTACAGCACGTGATGTTGGGAAACAGGCATACGTTTTAAGCAAACGATTAGCGAATAATCAAAAGTTCAATGTTGCCTTTGTTGGAGCACCCGGAGTTGGGAAGACATCATTAGCACTGGCTGTTTTAGATGAGCTTAAAAGCCAAAAAAGTGGCACTATGTTTGTTTCAACAGCCGAATTAGCTGGGCTATATCAGCAAAAGAGAGAGTATGCAGATATTCAAAAAAGACTAAGCAAGATCGAGGAATCAATGAAAAAAGTTGATGTACTTTTGCTTGACGATTTAGGCACGGAGGGCTTTTCTGCTTTCAATGATTACGGTGTTAGGACAGATATGCAAAGCTTAATGTATCGGATATCTAATGCAAGGTTTGATTTTAAAAATAATCGAGTTAGAAATGTCACTCTAACGACTACTAATAATACACAGGATCAATTAAAAAAGATGTATGATCCGAAAATTATTAGCCGGTTAGTTCCTAGAGAGTCCGAGTTTCGGGTAGTTTTCAACAGTTTTAGAGATGTGCGAGGTGTGTGATGGAAACCGAAAAAATTATTGATGAGGTGGTAGATATGATCATGGCGGATTTTGACAAGCTGAAAGAAAAACTAAATACGGTGATTGATGGAATTGACAAGGACTACAGAACAGAAAAACTGATAATTTCTGATGGGCAGTGGATTAACATCATCGTTTTAGTAGGAGCACTAGCTCAGCACAAAGTTGGCATGATTAACGATTATGTGGATCGCATTAAACGATCGGAAGCTTATACGGGAAAAGTTAAGGAGTTAATCAGTATTGCAATCGAGTTCAGAGATTTAGATTTTTCTTAGGAGGCAGTCTGATGAAACGACATGACAAAGTAAAGTATCAAAACAATTATCGCTTCGTATACGGAATAATTAAGCGCCCTAGCGGTGCCAAAGTGATGCTCACACATATTTGCTTTGAAAACGGCAAACGTTGCGTAAAACACCCTGAAATTGATTTTAATGAGGTGCAGCTAATTGAAAAATAAACCGGGTACTCATTTTAGACAAAAAGTAACGATTGATGAAATTGAGTTTGATAGCAAAAGAGAAGCGACTTTTTATCAAAATTTTGTCAAAGGCAAAGTTGCTAGATTCACATATCACCCAAAATTCACGATAGACGAGCAGTTTCCAATTGGTGGTCGTGTGATGAAAGCTAAGACATACGTTCCTGACTTTCTGATATATGACGAAGAAGGCAATTGGACACATGTAATCGATATTAAGACAGGATTTAACTTTAAAGCGATAGACAGTGGCACGAGAGATAAATTTAGGCTGTTTGCGAAGCATTATAACTTTCCAGTAGAAATTATAGTGCCAGCTACTAAAACATTCAGAATGAAGATTTTGGGGCTTGTAGGTGGCTTTGACGATATACGCATGAGTAGTCTTGATTATCAAGTAAGAGATTTAATCGGAAATTGAGGTGTTTAGCATGCAAAAGCACGTGCTATATGCAATGTATTTCAATCAGGATATTTTTGTAGCGTGTGGTACTCCTGATGAGCTTGCAAAAAATTGGGGGATCACAAAAAACGCAATTTTCAAAAAGGCTAGCAAGACATATGCAAAAAAGCATAAAAATATGTGCATAAGCTATTATCGGATCGGCGATGATCCGTGGGACGAAATGAGGTGTGGTGATGGATAGAAAATATGAGCTGTTGCAGAAGATTGAATCTGAAAATCCAATGTGGTATCAGTCAATCAGTGACGATGATCCAAGACTGGTCGAGTTAAGGAAAGCATGGACAAAAAATAAAAGCGCGCTTAAACACAAGCATAAATTCAAGTACACGGACGAAAATCTGATTGCACTAATTCGGCACGGATACACAGTGCCTGAGCTTACTAAAATAACAGACGCGCCAAAATATGCTATCAAAAATCGGATTAGATTACACGAAAACGTCAAAAAAGCGTGGGAAATAGCTGTTAAAGCTAGGAAAACGCTAGTGATTGAGAAAGATAACAAGACTACGCTTGCAGTTGGCGGATTAAAAGCGGCGGGGAAAGTACTAAAAATGCGCCCGGGCAAAGTGAGAAATATCATGAACGGCTCAAGCTCAGAATACGACATCAGCTGGTATTTTGATTGCTACGACACTACAGACAAGTTGGAGGAATATCTTAATGAAAATAAAAAAGGGAAGTAAGCTGCGAAACGTTGAAGACTTGTATGGTTCAAAACATAAGCAAGCAAAAGTAATCAACATTTATGAAAACACACTGTCTGCTAGTGATTTAAAGACAGGAGAAAATTTTATTATACACAAATACGATTTAGGGCTGATTGAAAATCCTAGGTATGGCGGTTTTAATCTTGATTATTGCAAGCGAGTAGGCAAGCCTAGCACGTTCGACAAAGTAAGACATTTTGTATCAGGCAATCGAGCATAGGAGGAAGCAAAATGAAATACGAAGATATTAAAAAGGCAAAAGTTGGAGATAAAGTTGTAGTAATTGGAACTGTTAAAAATATTGACGCTTTAGATGGCAGCTATCATTACCGCGTTGAATTGCCAAACGAATGTGGTGGTACAACAAAATCTTTAAGTTCTAATGATATTTTAGCAAAATTGTCAGATTTTGCGGACAGAAAAGTCAAATTCACGGAAGCTGAAAAGAAAGAATTTGATAAATTGTTGAAGAATATTGATAATTCGAATGCTGATTTTGCAGACATTTTAAATACACTTTGGGATAGAGATTATTCTGCTTTAAACAAGAGGCTTTTTGGAAATGCAAAGGCAATTATAGATCGAAAAAAGCAATTTGAATTTGCTAGAGCACTTGAAAACTCGGAATTAATCGAAGTTGAAAAGCCTAAAAAGTATTATGTTCATCTGTTTTCGGGAAATAATGGATATTTAAATTATTGTAAAATCAATAAAGAGTACCTAACAGATAGTAAAAAGAATGCTGAGAACTATAAGACTAAATTTACCAAAGATGAGATTAAAAACTTTGATTTATCATTTGAAATTAAGCCAGAAGCATTAGAGGAGGTTGAGGAAGATGAAGTTTCTTGATTTGTTTTCCGAAATTGGTGGATTCAGATCAGGTATGGAAAAAGCAGGGCATACCTGTGTTGGCTATGTTGAAATTGATAAATTTGCTCGTCAAAGCTATGAAGCTATGTATAGAACAAAGGGGTTGTTTAGCAAAAATGACATACGAACAGTTAGAGCTAGTGAAGTCCCCAAAGCAGATATCTGGTGTTTCGGGTTCCCATGCCAAGACATATCCGTTGCAGGGAAACAAAAAGGGTTTGCCGGAGCACGTAGTTCTCTCTTTTTTGCAACTACAAGACTTATTAGAGACCTCAAAGAAAAAGATAAACCCAGCTATTTACTCATTGAGAACGTTAAAAACTTACTTAGTATTAACGGAGGATTTGACTTTCTCAAGCTTCAAATTGAACTGGACGAAATCGGGTATGACTGTGAATGGGACGTTCTCGATACAGCCGAGGTCTTGCCTCAGCACAGGGAAAGAGTCTATATTGTCGGACATTTTAGAGGACGAGGTACCAGAAAAATATTTCCTATCCAAGGAGAAAGTACAAAAGCTACTCAGCCAAAAGTCAGACAAATAGGGAACATATCTAACAGTCAAAGTTTTAATGGAAATCCACAGGTGGGCAGGGTATATGACATTTGGGGCATATCTCCTACTTTAAACACTATGCAGGGTGGAGGGCGTGAGCCTAAAATTGCAATTCCTGTATTAACACCCGAAAGAATTAATAAAAGACAGAATGGCAGACGGTTTAAGGAAAATGGTGAACCTGAATTTACTCTTACAGCACAGGATAGACATGGTGTTTTACTTAGTGGCATGTGTATACGTAAATTAACACCACTAGAATGCTGGCGATTGCAAGGATTTACTGATGAACAGTTTTACAGAGCAAAAAATGCTGGAGTTAGCGATAGCCAATTATATAAGCAAACAGGAAACAGCGTGAGCGTTCCTGTTGTATATCAAATTGTAAGGAGGCTAAAGCATGAATAAAAATCAAAAGATATTATTGGACTATTTAAAGCAAGAAACACTTATTAAATTTTCACCCATGGAAGTTATCAGAAACTTTGAAGTTAAATATGAATTTGATGTTTTAGAACCAATAATTGAACTAGCTATGAATAACTTAACTAGAAAAGAAGAGTTTGAAGTTTTAGCAGAGTTTGCAAAGTGGGGGCTGGAAAATGAAAACTAGAGAAGAACTGCTGAATCAATTAGGACAACTTGAAGGGTATTTTGATGAGTTGAAAATTTTTCAAGTTTTAGCCAAGGACTATTCAGCTGATGCTGTTGATAGAATTTTATCAGCACCAACGCAGGCACAGCTTGATTGCCCGTATTGTCACGGCATGAACCTTGAAGAATATCACAAGCGGCTAAACGAAGATAGTAGTTATATTGAAGAAGTAAAATATTGCGAAGTGTGCGGTCGGAAGCTAGGAGATGAGTGATTAGGTGATAGAAGAACGACTTTCAAGCAAAGAAATGGCAGGCCTCGAAGCCGATTACGAGAAAATCGCTAACATCGGCAAATTAATAAAACAGCGAGAAATCGAAATCGAATGGCCTTATCGTGAATTTCATGATGAAAATGTAGGAGGTGGAAGAAGCTCAACTACAGTGTTCAAGGCTCAAAAGATTGCTGAAGCTAAGGAAAAAGATACTTATCTGCAAAGGCTATACAGATTGAGAAAAATTAAAAATAATCTTTTAATTGAAATGACAGACCAGCAACAACAAATTTATGACTTAAAATGGTGTAGTGTTGACTACTATGATTGGGTGATGGTAGGAGAATTGCTTGAACCACCTTTGAGCAAACCGCAAATTTATCGAAAACGTGCTAAATTGCTAGAGCTTTTAGCAAAAAAAGAGGGAATTTTAAAAAATGAGACTATATAGCAAAAAGTCTCATTGAAAATGCGATATATTGATAGAGTAGATAAATCAAGAGATTAACTACTTCAATTGGCTTTAATGGTTCGGCAGCTTAACTAGCTGTCGTTATGTTGGCAATCAGGGGCATCTCTGAAAGCCTACTTGATTATAGATAAAATATACTGGCAACAGCTATAGATGATAGATTTTGGAACACCCTAATTGGCCTAGACGGTGTAAAAAAATGGTTATCGGAGTGAGGTGGCAATACCAAAAAACAATGATGATAACGGTTAGCAGCATTTTTATCCTTTTGGCTGTTAACATACATACTAGCCGTGCATGCGGCAAATATTACAGCTCACTCAGGTGGGCTATTTTTGTATGCAAAACAAAACACTTTCAGGAGGTGGTGGGCTAACATGAGTAAACCTATTAAACTATCTCGCCTAAACGGCAAGCCTACTCTGGTTCCTTACGACGCTGCCAATCGTAAAGACAACGACCGTGCATATAATCAAAGACGGTCTACTAATCAAAGTAAGTACGTGGCGTTTTACAAGACCAGGGAGTGGCTGCATACCAGACAGCAAGTGCTAACTCGTGACTATCATCTATGCCAACGATGTGGGCTTGAAGGTTCATTAGTTGATCATATTGTTCCAAGTCAAGATGATTGGGAAGATCGGCTTAACTTAGATAACCTTCAAACGTTATGCAAGGATTGCCACAGCATTAAAACAAAACGTGAGTGGATTAAGCACCATAAGGGAGCTGAAAGATATATGATCATCAAGATGGTATGCGGACTGCCCGGAAGTGGTAAGTCAACTTATGTTAGCAAACACAGAACAGATCACGACTTGATATATGATTACGATGTGTTGATGTCAGCCTTATCAGGATTGTCATTGCACAAACGAAATCAAGACATTCATGATTATGTGATGTTGTTCTATGATCAGCTATTACGCAAGCTACGAGCTGAGAAAACATTCAACAATGTTTGGATCATACAGACTTACCCTGATGAGAGGTTAGATACATTGCTGTCTAGCTATCATCATATTGATCACATATTGATCGATACAGACAAATATATTTGTATTGAAAGATTAAAAAAGCAAAATCGTTTCAACGAAAGAATGAATTCAGTTTTTAACGAATTTTTAAAAAAAGATTTTGGGAAGTTCCGACGCGTCCACTAGAAAAATCTTTGAAACCCCCACCTAAAAGCATCGGGGCGGGGTTTTAAAAGCGTTCTTGAACGTACGTCCTCTTTTTTGCGTCCCAATTTCTATCAATTTTTAATTCTCTAGTGGTAGGTAGGACCCAAAATTAATGAATGGAAGGAGTGAAAGTGGGTAATGGCTAGAAAACAAAAGCTACTATCGAAATCAACAGCTAATTTAACTGTTTTACAGCAGGAAGCTAAATTTAAAGCGGAATTCTTAGCAGCAGATGGACTGCCAGAACTGCAAAGAACTCCGCCAAATCATTTAAAGGGGGCTGCAAAACAAGAATATAAAAGAATTGTCCAAAGCGTTGGAAAGTTACCACTTAGAAATCTTGATAGAGCTGAACTTGAAAATTATTGTACATGGTATGGAATATACAAAGATATCTCAATTCGAATTCAAAAATATGCGGTGATGATTCCAGAAGCTGAAAAAGAATTGGAACGTGCTGAGAGAAGATTAAAGACAGCTGACCAAGATTCAGATAAAGAGACACTAAAGAAAATAATGGCAGAGTTAAAAAGAGCTTCTTCAGATTTAGACAATTTAGAGTTTAAACGAGATACGGAAATTAAGCATTTAGATAAAGCTACAAAAAGTTTGAAGGGCCTTGCATCTGATCTGGGATTGAATGTCAATTCACGGATGCAGATGAATATGCCTAAAACTGATGAAGACAAGCCAAAATCAATTAAGGGGGTATTTGGATGACATTTGATAATCCAATGCCTTTTTTCGTTGATCGTGTTTCAGACGGGTCTTTGATTGTAGGTAAAGCTGTTAACTCAGCAGTCAAAAGGCACCTTAACGATTTAAAAAAATCTGATTGGCGATGGAAATTTGATGAAAATCTTGCGGGTAAAGCAGTTAAGTTCATGGAATTGCTTCCTGATCCCAAAACGGGAAAACCAAACGAATTAGCGCCATTTCAAAAATTTATAATTGGTTCAATTTACGGGTGGGTTGATAAAAATAATTCATCAATCAGACGATTTACTGATGTTTTTATTTCAATGGCTCGGAAAAATGGCAAATCATTGCTTATTTCGGGCGTTATTCTTTATGAATTTTTGTTTGGGAAAACACCGCCTAGAAATAGGCAGTTGTATACAGCTGCAAATGATAGAAAACAGGCAGGAATTATATTCGGGATGGTCAAGGATCGTTTAAAAGAGCTAATGGTTAAAGACGAAGGCATAAAGCGTATGTGCCAGATTAAACGTGATGAGATCATCAATCTGGATGATGGTTCTATCATACGTTCATTTTCAAGAGACGCAGGGCTTGTTGATGGTTATGAACCTCATGTGGCAGTTGTTGATGAATACGCAAATGCTAAGACGACAGACATGATTGAAACCTTAGCGTCAGGCCAGTTGTTGCTGCCAAGCTATTTGACTTTCATTATTTCGACCGCTGGTTTTGATATGAACGTTCCAATGTTCACTCAAAATTATCCTTATGCTAAAAAGGTTTTATCCGCAGAAGTTGAGGCTGAACGCTATTTCGCCTTCATTGCTGAGCAAGATAGCATTGAAGAAGTCAAAAACAAGTCTACCTGGATTAAATCAAATCCATTGTTAGATGTTAATGCTTTAAAAGCTCAAATTACAGATTATTTATCAACTAAACTAAAGCAGGCAGAAAATGATGGTTCAATCAATAGCAAATTGATCAAAAATTTCAATATTTGGCGACAGGCTGCTGAGGATAGCTATATGGATATTCAAAATTGGAACAGTGCGGAAATTGATTCTATGAAAATTGATGGCCAGCGTATTTGGTTTGGAGTTGACGTTGGAAAAACATCAGATTTATTCGCAATTTCATGGATGATTCCTTGCGAAGGGTACTGGTATGCTGACAGTTTTGCATTTGTGGGAACTAAATACGGCCTACAAGCAAAAATCAAAGCTGATCGACTTAATTATCCAGAATTAGAGCGCAAAAATGAATGTGAAATAACCACATTAGAATCAGGAGTAATTGACACTGAACGTGTTTTTAACTGGCTTGACGATTTCGTTGAAAAGCATCATCTAGATGTTCAAGGAATCTGTTTTGACCCATATCAATATGGACCATTGCTAACTTTGATTGAAAAAAGACATCCTGAGTGGCAACAAATTGAAGTTAGACAAGGCACATTAACTTTATCAATGCCTACCAAACAGTTCAGAGATGATGTTTTGGAGAAACGTATTAGACATCCGGAAAATCAAATCCTTACGTCGGCAGTTAATAACGCAGTGCTAAAAAGCGATAACAACGGTGTTAGAATTGATAAAAATAAATATGCAAATAAGATTGATGCCTTAGATGCGTTGTTAGATGCATATGCGGTATGCTTTAGGGAAAATATTGATGATTATTTAACTAATGAAGATGTGTTGAGTGATGATTTTGGATTCTAAGGGGGTGGTGCAATGAAAAACATATTTAAATTTTATCAATTAAATGAGCCACAGATTCTGATGATCTGTGGTTTTTTAATGCTTTCAATTGGAGCTTTTAAAACAAGTATAATTGCAGGCTGGTTTGTAACTGGCAGTTTGTTCATCGTTTTAGCTCTGCTCTCTGCTTGGATGGCAGGAAGGGGGTGAAATAAATGCTATTTAGAACTAAGGAACCTGAAAAACGTGATTGGGCGATGGACTTAATCAGTGATGGAGTAATTCCAGGCTATTCAACTGGTAGTTTTATAGGTATATCAGCTTTAAAAAACTCTGATGTACTAACCGCTGTTTCAATCATTGCGTCAAACGTTGCTAGATTTCCTTTGCTGTTGCTTGATGAACAAACCGGGAAGCCCTTTGATAGTGGAGATTTAACATATCTGCTTAACAAAAAGCCAAATGCAATGTTAGATGGTTACCATTGGAAATTTATCATGACGATTAATGCACTGTTAGCTAACGATGGTGTTTCACGAATTGTCAGGGATCCAGTAACGCAGGAACCAGCTTTGATTCAATATTTTCCACCAAGCCAAGTCTATATTGACGATTCAGATATTAATAACATCAAATATGAATTTACACCACTTGGAGCTAGTCAAACAATCGTTGAGCCAGCTCAAAATGTGATTCACTTTAAATTTTTTACGTATGACGGTATTCATGGACGCTCACCGCTTCTTAGCCTGGGAGATGAAATAAACTTACAAGAGTCGGGAATTCAAACCCTTTCTAAATTCTTCCAAAGTGGATTAAAAGGCGGCATTTTGAAGATGAGAGGCAAGCTGAATAAGCAAGCTAGAAAAAAAGCTCGTGAGGATTTTGAGTATGCTCAGCAGGGTGCGACAGGTGGTTCGCCAGTCGTTGTTGACGATACTATTGATTATCAAACGCTTGAAGTTGATACAAATATTTTGCAATTGATCAACTCAAACAACTATTCAACTTCCCAAATTGCCAAAGCTATGCATATTCCGGCTTACAAGTTGGGTGTTAATAGTCCTAATCAATCAGTAAAGCAGCTGAATGATGATTTTATTAAATCGGATTTGCCTTACTATTTTGAGCCAATTTCGTCTGAGATTGAATTAAAGATGTTGAATGATCAGCAAAGACATCAGTTTAAAGTTCAATTTGATACCAGAAAAGAAACCGGTATATCTGTTGCGGATGCCAAAAATGCTGTTGATGGTTCGTTGCTTGATCCAAATGAAGCACGATTCGAAATGGGAGTTAATAAGCGCGATGATCCTAATATGGATCGAATGCAATCTAATTTGAATAATGTTTATCTCGATATGAAAGAAGCCTATCAAAATCCTAATAAGCCTGACAATACGGTCAAAACAATAAATGAGCGTCGTAAAGCTCAAGGTCAAGAGCCGATTGAAGGTGGAGATGCAATTTATATGTCATCTGGTGATATTCCGGCAATAGATGTAAACGATACTGGTGGTGATTCTGATGGTTCTTAAACCTTTATATGGTTCTATGAATTCGACACTTGCTAAAACGATAGCCATGAATAATCCTAACTATTCAAAAATAGTTGAACCATTTGGAGACGCTGGTTCCTATGCTTTATATCCACAGAAGAAACCGGCAAAACAACATATCGTAAATATTCAAGATGAAGAAATGCTTGCGATTATGCAATTTGCACAGTCATACAGCAATTCTGATTTTTCAACTCTAAAAAATGAAAATTGGAATAGTGATGAAGAAACTTTTAATCAGGTTCAAACAATTAGTGATTTAGATGGTGAAAAATTAGTATATAAGCATTTGTACAATAAGTGGTATGGGATGAGCATGACCGATTCCGATGAGGTCAGTTGGAATATGCTAACACTCAACCAAAATAACAAGAATAAGTTGTTTGCATTTTCATTGATGAAAGCACTTCTAAAACCGGTGGAGTTTCAAAATGTCGATCCGCTGAGCTTAATCCCAAGCGATGGGTTCATGATCTTAATTCCTGATAGTCAAAATATAGATAGTGTTAAAAGCAAGCTGACTAGTATATCTGGCCAGTTTTTCTTTGCAGGCAAAATTTCAGACGGATCACAAGCAATTCAGGATGCTCAAACTATGAGTAACCTAAATGTACACGGCCAAGAGGTGGCTTCGATAATGATGAACAGCTACTCAATGATAACTAATTATGATTCGAGACTATCTAAAATTGATCCGGCAAATTATTCAATGAAAGGAGGTGGTATGTAAATGACAGTTGATTTAGAAAAACGCCAAGTATCAACAAAAATTAGTTTGAGAACAACAGATGAGCAAGCCGATTCCCCACAACTTATTGAGGGTTACGCTTTAAAGTTTAATCGGCAATCTGATGTTCTTGGTGGTGGGTGGGGGCCAGCCTTTCGTGAAATAATTGACCCACATGCATTAGATAATGCAGATATGTCAAATGTAGTTGCAACTTTTAATCATGACCAAAATCAAGTTTTAGGACGCACAGGAGTTAACTTACAACTTTCAGTTGATAATATTGGGCTTAAATTTCAAGTGCAGCCTCCAGATACACAATTGGCACGTGACTTAATGACGAATATTGCTGCTGGAATTATTAATCAGTGTAGTTTCGCGTTCACGATACCTGATGAAGCTACTGCACAAGATTGGGAAGAATCAAACGAAGATGATGTTGATTATATCCGGAGTATTAATCAGATTGACCATCTCTATGATGTTTCAGTAGTGACTACACCAGCTTATCCTGATACAGAAGCAGTTGTTGGCCAACGGAGCAAAAAGCTAGTTGAAAACTTAATCAAGCAGAAGGATTCATGGAGACAAGAGCGAAAAAAGATGTTATTAGAACTAAAAAAACAAGAAATTTTAGATCAGATTTAAAAATCTGGTCTTTTTTAATACAAGAAATTAGGAGGGTCACATATGACTTTAGATGAAAAAATCAAGGCTTTAAAAGCCGATATTAAAGTTCAACGAGATAAACTGAGTGCAGATCAAGTTTCGCTTCGTAACTTAGTTGAAAAAGCAGAATCTGATGAAGATTTAGCTAAGGCAAAAGATGCAAGGGGTAAGGTTAATGACCTTAAAGAGGAAATTCGAAAGAACGAAGATACTCTTAAACTCTATCAGGGAGCTCTGGAAGGTGACGGCCACAAAAAAACAGTAGCAGGTCGAAATAATAGTGATCCAGAAAAAAATGATCGTTGCAAAGCTATTATTGAATATATCCGTTCAAAGGGTGTAAAACGTGACGGCTTGAAATTCGAAAAAACTGACGAAGGCACATTTGTTGTTATCAACAAACGTGATATTGTGCCAGCAACCGATGGTGTATCATCAACTGACGTTGCTAAAACAATTCCCGATGCTATTTCTTATAACCCGCAGCGTGAGATTCAAACAGTTGTTGATTTAAAAACATTTACTAACGTTTTTCAAGCCACAACCAAAAAAGGTAGCTACCCAACTGTTGCTAATGCGACAACAAAAATGGCAACTGTTGCAGAATTAGCTGCTAATCCAGCAATGGCAAAGCCTGATTTCGATGAAATTGATTGGGCAGTAGATACTTACCGCCAAGCACTGCCTATTTCTCAAGAATCGCTCGACGATTCAGAGATTGATTTGATGGACTTGCTTTCGACAAACGCTGATCAAATCAAATTAAATACAACCAATGATGCAATTTCATCAGTTTTGAAAA